AATGAGCTAACGATTACCGCTTCGACTGCTGAGATCATATTCAGGGTTCAGAATGTCTCAACCACTACAGGCCACACGTCGACCACGGCCAATTTGGAATATGTGGATGAAGATACCGGATCCAGGATAGGCATTTTATTAACTGACGGCACTAGATTTTGGGATAACGTATTAAATGTGGATTCGGCTACATCGATTGACCTGCTTAGCGGGTTATCTGGTGCCGCTACCAATGCGGATAGTGTTTACTTTTACACGACCAAATTATCGAGGCCAGTCCGGGTATTGTCGACTCGGTACGCATCCACCATTACTGGGAGCGAGATTCCAACAGATAAATGGGCCAGAAGTGATTATTTCGATCAGCCTGACAAAGACGCGCAAGGGACGGTTAGCCAGTGGTATTACTCGCCTCAATTGATAGAGGGAGAGTTGTTTGTTTGGCAAGTTGCAAACAATGATAACAATATTTTAAGGCTTACTTATATGAAGGCCGCATTGATATATAGCGAGACAACAGACAATTTAGAGTTTCCAAGCGAGTTTTATTTGCCTTTGAAATGGGCTATTGCTGCTGATATGGCCCCTTCCTACGGGGTTAAGCCAGAGCGGAGATTAGAAATTAAACAAGAGGCAGTGATCAGTCTTGAGAACGCGTTGGGCCACGATTCAGATGATTCATCCATGAGAATTCAGCCGGACTTCACATGACCGTTCTAGCGCTGGGTGGACAGTTTTACAAATCGGACTCGTTGCCAGTAGCGGCGCAGGAGTGCGTTAATCTATATCTGAACAAAGCCCAGGCAGTAACGCCATTCAGTGAAAACCTATTCCCCACTCCTGGGATTAAAACAGGGACAACGGTTGGGACAGATACATTTAATCGTGGTGTCCATGTTTTCCAGGGTGTGCCTTATGTTGTTAATGGGAATGATTTATATCGAATCGACAGAGCGACTGACTCATTTGGCGTGGACAGCTACTCTTCGACGAGGGTGAACGGTGCTACCACTATCCCAGGAACTGGCAGGGTGATTATGTCGGACAACGGGGCTCAGGGTGATCAGATATGTATTGTACTGCCTGACCAGACCAACACTTTTAACGCATATACCTTCACTATTGCTGGTGGTCTTGTACAGATTTCGGACAGTGATTTCGATGGACCTGTATCTAGTGTGGATTATGTAGATGGGTATTTTATATTTGCAAAGCAGGATTCACAGAAGTTTTTTAATTCTAATCTAAGGAATGGAACTGCCTATACTGCGACTGATTTTGTTTTGGTTGAGGCTGATCCTGATTCATTGGTTAGAATGTTTGTCTTGAATAACGAGGCTATTGGATTGGGAACTGAGACTTTCGAGCCATTTCAAAATATAGGTGGTGCGGGTTTTCCTTTCCAGCGTGTTGCTGGTGGTGTTCAGACCAAGGGCCTGGCTTCTAAGTTTGCGATAGTTGAGGTTAATAATTTGATGGTGTTCTTGGGGTCATCAATTAATGAAACCCCATCTATCTGGATAAGCGATGGCGGGAGGCCGCAGAAACTATCCACCACTGCTATTGATAATGCTATTTCAGGGTATTCTGATGCAACGATATCGGGAGCATTTGCTTACAAGTATTCTCAAGCTGGCGCACAGTTTATTGTCTTTACATTTCCAGAAGAGGAAACATTTGTTTATGATTTTACTTCTGAGGAGTGGCATACAAGGGAGTCGGTTGATGGCTCTAATAACATAATCCCATATCGCGTTTCGGGCGTTATGGATGCCTATGGGGTGTTGATGGTTGGTGATAGTATTTCCGAGAACATTGGAGTTATGGATCGGGGGACATTTACTGAATATGGGATTATATTGAGGAGAAGGTTTGTCATACCCTATGTAGACAATGAGGGTCAGCCATTTTGGGTTGATTCGTTGGAGTTGTATGGTGAGTCTGGTGTTGGGTTAACTTCTGGACAAGGTTCTGACCCGCAGGTTTTAATGAGTTTTTCTGTTGATGGTGCGAGGACATTCAATAACAGGATTTCACGGTCTATTGGCAAGATAGGCGAATATACCAAGCGTACAATATGGAATTCGCTTGGTCGTATATCAAGAAATATCACAATTAAATTTGAGGTATCTGATCCGGTTAAGTATGTATTTTCAAGAGTAGAGATTATTGCTGAATGATCACACAGTTCCCTGCTAATGAAAGGTTGACAGACAAAAACGGCAGGCTTGAGCGCGGAAGGGCGCAAGAGCTAATTCGCGAATTGGTACAGTTGAGCATTTTAACTGGATCAGGCAGTCCTGAAGGGGTTATCGAGGCGAAGATTACGACTTTATACATGAACACAGGCGGCACAGCAGGAAGTATTTTGTTTATTAAGCGAGATGCTGACGATGGTTCGGGTGACAGGACAGGTGGATGGATACTCGTTTAGCAACAAAAGACGATAAAGAAAGCGTATTGAAAATGGCGCGTAATTTCTATGCTGTGTCCGGGTACGAAGATCATATTCCTTTTGATATGGAAACCTGTGGTGAATTGTTTGATGTGTCTTTAGGTATGGGCCTTTGTTCCGTTTTGGATGACGGGGAATTAGTTGGATTTGTTTTAGGCATAGCTGCTCCTGCTGTAATGAACAAGAATTATTTAATGGGCTGCGAATTGGCTTGGTGGGTAGAACCTGAACATAGAGGAAAGGCAGGGATTAAATTACTCAGACATATTGAGAAGTCGGCAAAAGAAATGGGCCTGAAGATGTGGTCAATGGTTGCGCTTGAGGATCAAAGCCCAGAGATGGTTGGGGAGATTTATTTGAATTCAGGTTATAGGAAAACAGAAAGTACGTTTACGAGGTTTCACTAATGGCCATAACGACAACAGCAGCATTATTGGCAGCGGGTACTGCGGGATTAGGTTTTGCGGCAGCTCGTCAAGACCGTAAATCTATTGAAAAATCGACTGAGTCGGCAGAAAGGCAACGTGCTGAATCGATTGCTTTTATTGACAAGTCTATCAAGCGGGCCGAGGGCCATTTATTTAAATTGTTCCCATCGGCTCAGAAGTCTATGACCACAGGATTTCAGGGGAGTCTTGACGTATTTAATCAGGCATTCCCGCAGCAACTACAGGCTTTCCAGGGTGGTAATGTGGCGGCTCAGAACCAGTTAATAGCTGGATTACAGCCCCAACGAGCGGCCATTTTGGGTCAGGATATTGACTTTAATCCTCAAGCCACGCAGTTACAAACACCAGTATTGCAGGGTAATTTGCCTCAATTCGAGAGCATTGATGAATTGGGCTTGGGGTCAAGAGTCCAATCTGCTCCAGGAATTCAGCAACTACAGAACCTTGATCCTGCACTTATTAAGCAACTAATCGGCGAGTATGAAGCATCGCAGGGAGGTTTGTAATGCCCCATATTGCAGGACATCAACCGATTTCAGCACCAGGCGCAATGGGTACAAGTTTCCTCAATATCCCCCAAGCAGACCCCAATGCTGCTGCGTTTGGATTGTCTGGGGCAGAAGATATATTAGGCAGGGGCGCTCTGACTGGGTTGGATTTGCTTGGCCAGACATTTAATGTTGGTGAGCGCAGATTTGATGCTGGGGCGCAGGCTTTGGCTCGCGCTCAACAGCAAGGGTTAGGAATAGCCGGCGGCACTTTAACTGACATTAACAGAGTGCTGGGGCAGGGTGTTGGGGGTCTAGGACTTGCTGGTGGTCTAGCTGGTGGAATATTAACGGGCGCAAGGCAGGGATTAGGTGGTGCTGGTGTTTCTGCTTTAGGGGCATTGTCTGCTGGTCAGGGCCAATTAACGGATGTCATGGGGCAGGGTGTAAGTGCGATAGACCCATTAACCAGATTTGTCGGTCCAGGTCAGCAAGCTGGAGATGTCCAGGCTGCATTAAGCGGGGCATTGGGCGCGGCTGCACAAGCGCAGGCTTTTCAGGACTTTCAAGCCTCTCCAGGCCAGGCATTTTTACAGAGCGAAGGTGAAAGGGCGATTTTAAGAAATGCCGCTGCCATAGGTGAATTAGGTGGTGGGAATTTACAAAGAGAGCTTGCCAGATATGGTCAAGGTCTTTCATTGCAGGATTTACAAAGACAAACCCAGCAGCTTTCTGATGTAGCAGGTAGAGGTTTTGCCGCTGCGGGGACTGGAGCGGATATAGTCTCTCGATTGAGAGGTCAGCAAGCAGGATTAGGGGCGCAGTTAGCTCAGGCACAGGCGGGAGTTCCTTTGGATGTAGCAACACAGCAGGCGGCGTTAAGTGGTCAGCAGGCAGGACTGGGGGTAGACGTTGCTGGAAGGCAGGCTGGGATATTGGGTCAGCAAGCCGGATTAACTGCTGGAGTTGGTCAGTTTGGTGCTAATTTAGTAGGTGATGTTGGTTCACAATTAGCTAATTTACGCAGGGCGCAGGCTGGTCAGGAGATGGGATTGGGTCAGTTTGCAGCAACTATTCCGGTAGGAATCGGGAGAGATATGGCTAGTCTTAGAGCGCGGGCTGGAAGAGATATTGCTACTCAGATCGGCACTACATCAAGTGCTTTGGCTGATCTGGCATCTATCCAGGGGGCGGGTCTTTCTGATCTTACAGGTGGACAGGCGCAGCAGATCAGCGGATTAATTGCATCGGCTACATCAGGTGATGTAAATGCCAGAATTGAATTGGGTAGAATATTGGCTAATTTAGCCGCGCAACAAGGCTCAAGTGCAGCTGGTGTTCCAATAATTAGTCCAGCAACTACAAGCACATTAGGCCAACTGGGTCAATTGGCTAGTGGCGTTGGTGGAATGCTTGGTTCGGGCGCGTTTGGTCGTACTACGCCAGCACCAGTAGAAGAACCCAAAGCAGATTTTACGAGGGGCTGATCATGGCAGACGGACTAAGCAGGGTACAACAGATAGGCCAGGCGCTTGGTGGCTTTGGTGCTGGTATTCAAGGGAATCTTCCTCAGTTCCAGGCGGCTCAGAGTCAGCGCAGACAGCTTGAAGCGCAAGAGACTGAAAGGCAGCGTGTGGCCCAATTAGCAAGGCAGGAGCAGATTGGTAAATTTACTGCTGGTGCAGCCCAGCAAGCTCTTGAATTAATTGAAGCGGGTGATTTTGACCAGGCACTACAGCTGGGCGAATCTGTTATTACTCAATTTTCTCAATTGGGACTAGACCCCAGCGGCGCTCAACGGATATCGGCGCTGCTCACGGCGGCGGGTAATGGCTCTGATGAAGCACAGAAACTTGCTATTAGCGAACTAAAAACGCAGGTCAGGCTGGGCGAATCGTTTGGGTTTATTGATCCGCCTGAAGCTGCGTCTCCTGCTGGTAAGCTCGAAGAAGACTTTAGTGCTGGATTGATCACACGAGAGCAGGCCGATGCAGGAATTGCAAGGCTGGGGCAGGCTGCGGCTAGAGGCCAGATAAGCGGCACTGTTCAGGTTCAAGATGAAGATGGTAATTTATTTAATTCTGCTACTGTGTTTAACCCAAACAATAATACGACTAAACAAGTATTAACGCCGCTTGGGGGCGGTCCCAATGAGCCTGTTGGACTTGTTGAACTTGTCAACGCCTCTGGCCTAACGCCAACAGAGCAAATAGAACATGCGGGGTTATCGGCTGCAACCGAGCGAGCTACTGTTCTTGCTGTTGAGCAGAGTAGGGATGCATTTGAGCAGTTGGGTGGCATAGAGTCTGAGATAGCTACATTGGATGATGCTCTTGTGCTTCTTGATGAGGAAGGGGTGGATACCGGTCCAATATTGAATAGATTGCCAACCTTTAGGAGTGCTGCTGTTCAACTGGAAAATATACAATCGCGGCTGGGTTTAAATGTTATTCAAAACACCACGTTCGGCTCGTTGTCGGAGGCAGAATTAAGGTTTGCTTTGGACACCGCATTACCAACAGCATTGCAGCCAGCAGAGTTAAAGGCTTGGATTATCCGCAAACAAAATGCACAGAGAAAATTAGCAACGCACATTGCCGAAGCATCGATATTTCTCGGCACTCCTGGCAACACTATTGCTGATTGGCTTAAATTCCAAGAGCAAAAGCAAATCATTGCCGAAGGAGATAGAGCTAGAACAGGTAACAGCACAACATTCGAGCGTGTGCCTACCAATGAACCAGAAGGCTCAAGGGCATCGGGAGATAACGGCATTGACATTATAGTAAGAAATGGACATTGGGAGCTTTTATAGCATGGCAGCCCCTCCAGGATTTACATTAATCACCCAACCCGAAGAGGAAGAGGACGATGTTCCCTCTGGGTTTGCTTTGGTTAGCAGGCCAGCGCCGGTCGTAACAGGGGAGCCAACTGTGCCTCTTAGATTCGGACAGGAAACACCCGAAGGAACACAGAAAACTCTGCTCCAATCTATTGATGAATTAGTTCAACCTATCGACCGAGCTTTAATGAAAGTTCCTGGTTTTGCACAGATAGCAGAAATAGCAGCAGCATCGAATCGAAGTAACGCGGGATTATTAGACTTTATCGGCCCCACTAATATTAATGAGGTGTTGCAATTAATGGGCGTTGAATCCAGGGTTCCCACGTTTTCGAGCTTTACCACTCCAAAGGGGGCATTTGTCGGCGAGGGATTTCAGGCTGATGTTTTATCTGGTATCGGAGAGATTGGGACAGCGGGTGTGCTTATGGGTGCTGGGATGAGGGCCGCTGTCGGCACATTACCCAAATTGACAGAAGCAACGGAAAGTGCGATCAGGGGAAGTTTTAGGCAGCTTGGCACGACAACGCCGAGACAAGATTTGGTTTTTGGCGTAGCGGCTGGTGGTGGTGCTGAGATTGGTGAGGCTACTGGCTTTCCTGGTGGGAGAGAAATTGGCATGTTTGCTGGTCCTGGCATTGTTGCTGGGGGCAGAGTAGGTCTTAAACGGTTTTTCAGTTCCGGCGAAGATGTGAGAAATTTAGTAACAAGCCTGAGTAGTTTGTCTGAGGAGGGTGCTGCTGGATTGTTAGCCGAGGCAATGGTGAGAGAAGGTGTGTCTGCCGAGGATATCGGTATTGTATTGCAGTCACTTGGCCCAGAAGCAATACCCGCTGATGTTGGAAGGACTTTCGCCAGGCTGCTCAGGGTGGCATCTAATCAGATCCCTAGAATCGAGGGCAGGGCAGCGCAGGTCTTTAGCGCAAGGCAAGAAGGTCAGGCGGGCAGACTTGTTACTGCTTTGGATTCTGCTGCCGGTGTTCCTGGCTTGAATGTTGATGACGAGATACAAAGGCTATCTCTTACTTTCGGCCCAGATATTACCGCAGCTTATGCTGCTGCCAGAGCTAGAGACTTGCCATTAAGTCCAACCATAAGAACGCTTCTTACTGGAAATAGTGCCATTGGTAGGTCTCAGCCTGCCGTACAAAGACGGCTTGCAAATAGGCGGGCTGTTGGTGATGAGATAAGCAATATTGACCTGATTGATGCGACCAAACAAGAGCTTGACGATCAGATTGGAGTGGCACTCAGACAAGGTGAAAACAATCTTGTTAGGGATTTGGTAAGGCTGAAGAATCTTCTTGTTTCTGAAGCTGATGCGGCTATTCCAGAATATGCTCAAGCACGACAGCTATTCGCGGGGAAGGCGCAGCTTGAAAGTGCGGCAGAGTTTGGCACTCAGTTTTTTAAATTAAAACCCAGAGAGGTCGCTGCATTTGTTCAGTCTATGGGTGAGAGCGAGTTGAGAATGTTCAGACTTGGTGCGAAACAAGCGATTATCGACAGAATGGACAACATCCAAATAAGTGCCGATGCGGTTAAACGGCTTTTTGGCAGACGGGGCGAGGTGGCAAAATTGAGGTCGTTATTCAAAGACGATGAAAGTTTTCAGCAATTCAGCGATACATTAGAAAGAGAATCTAATTTTATTATGACCCGTAGAGCAGCACAGGCCAATTCAACCACAATACAACAAGGCACTGATTCTAGGATGGTTGAAGATGTTTTTAATGCCGCAAGAGGGTTGGCTGGAGACCCTGTTAGTGCAGCCGGTACTTTTGGAAGGATATTTTCAGGATTATCACAAAATAAAAGCAGCGAAGTATTTATCAAGGCGTTGGAAGCAGCCGGAGACCTTCTATTGGAGTCGGGCATGAACCCAGCTAGATTGCAGGCTATTTTGAGGGCGGGAGATGCCGAAAGGATTAAGAGATTGATAGAAAATAGGTTAATAAACGAGTCCAGGGTTGTTGCTCCGATGATTAGGGGTGCTACTGCCGCTGCATTTAACAGTGAGGTTTTGAATTAATCATGGCAACTAGATTCACAAACCCATTCCCAAGATTCTTTAATGACAATGCGGCGTTATTGCCCAGTGGTCAACTGACTTTCTTTGAGCCTGGCTCTACCACCACAAAGAAGGATACTTATTCTGACATTGGACTCTCAACTGCCAATGCCAACCCTGTAATATTAAGCGCGGGTGGCGTAGTTCCTGATATCTATTTGAGTGGCGCTTATCGCGTCACCATTCAAGACTCGGATGACAATCAGATTGACGAGGCTGACAATGTTGGTGAGATTGAGGCAGAAGTATTTGAGGACTGGGTATCAAGCGTCACCTATGGGAATGGTGGTAATAACATCGTTACTGGTTCTGATGGTGCTTATTATGTGTCTATTCAGGCCAGTAATTTAGGCAATAATCCAACCAGTTCGCCCGCGTACTGGACTGAGATCAAACATATTCGGGTTTACAATGCTAACGAGACTTATGCCATTGATGCTGTTGTGCTTGAAGCTACTGGATTTATGTGGAGAGGGGTTACATCATCGAATACGGGAAATACCCCAAGTTCATCCCCTGCTAATTGGGCATCTGTTGGTGGGAGTAGTATTACTGCTGCGATAACTGCTGGAACCACACAAACCCAAGCGGGTGCTACTGCTTTAATAGCTGATATTAATAATATCTCTGTGTGTGCTAATTCGGGTGATGGCGTTAAGTTAAAAGCCGCCGCAGCGGGACTTTATCAGACCATTATTAATAACGGTGCGGAGTCAGCCAAAGTATGGCCGGCTACTGGAGACAGGATAAACGGCGGATCGGCAAATGCAGTAGATGTGAACCTTCTAACCGCTGGAGATACCAGAGAATACATTTCTATCGATGGGACAAATTGGGACTCTGCTAGTCCGGGGACTGGGGATTCGGTTATCCGTTCTGCGAGAACATCAAATACTATTTTAGGTCCTGATGACCGAGGCAGGTTAATTGATATTACTGCCAACTCAATAACCCAAACCTTCACTGCTGCGGCGACTTTAGGTAATGGGTGGTTTTGTTACTACAGAAACTCAGGGAGCGGGAATGTCACTTTAGACCCCAATTCCAGTGAGACTATTGATGCCCTAACGACTTTCAAAATGTATCCCGGCGAAACCCGATTAATTCAATGTACTGGAACAGCTTTCTTTTCGATGGTTATTTCACCTTTTCTTTACACGGTCACTTCTACTGATAGTGCGTTTATATGGCCTCCGGGTTATATCAGTTTGAATGTAGACGCAATGGGTGGAGGGGGAGGAGGTGCTGGAGGTGAGGGGCGTGGTGCGGGAGAGGCTAGAAATGGCGGTGGCGGTGGCGGTGGGGGTGGCAGGGTTGTAAAACAAGTTAAAGGTGTTGCTGCCGGAACCTCTATAGCAATTACTATCGCTGCTGGCGGGTCATCTGGGGCCGGTGGTTCGAGTGCTGACGGAAGCGATGGAGGAACGGGCGGTACTACCACGTTCTCTACCTATGTATCCGCATTTGGCGGTGCTGGTGGAGATGATGGAAACACTGCGGGT